CACAAACAACGATGAAACTCCGACCCGTGGTTATGAAACTTTCTGATACAACTGTTAATTTATTAAAAAACTTTTCTTCTATTAATCAGTCTATTCTCTTTAAGAGTGGTAATAAGTTAAGAACTATGTCCGTTATGAAGAATATTCTAGCGGAAGCTACTATTACAGAGGAGTTTCCTAAGGATTTTGGTGTATATGATTTAAACCAATTTCTCCAAGGACATTCTTTACACCAGAGTCCAGAGTTAGATTTTACTAATGATGAGTATGTGGTGATTAAGGAAGGTAAGATGAGGTCTAAGTACTTCTTTGCAGAACCTTCTGTTATTGTGTCTCCACCAGAGAAGGAGATTAGTCTTCCTAGTGAGGATGTGACTTTTGTTATTACTAGTCAACAATTGGAGAAGTTAAAGAAAGCAGCTTCTGTTTATCAACTACCTGATATTTCTGCTATTGGAGAAGCTGGTGTTGTAAAGGTTGTTGCTAGGGATAAGAAGAATGATACTTCTAATGATTTCTCTATTGTAGTTGGTGAGACAGATAAAGAGTTTGTCTTTAACTTTAAGGAAGAGAATTTGAAGATTATTCCTGGAACTTATGATGTGGTAGTCTCATCTAAACTTTTGTCTCGATTTGTTAATCAAAACTATGATGTTGTATACTACATAGCTTTAGAACCAGACTCTACTTTTGGTTAATGGGTAATTCAGACTCAATCAAATTAACATCTCCTTCTAAACAATTTCAATACGCGAATTTGTCTAGACATATTAATAATATTAAGGATGTTAAGAGATTGAGGAAGATGCTTCTTGTTTATGTTAAATTGTATATGAGACATGAAGAACTGGTTTCAGATTTACATTCTCATTTAAGGAAAAATATATGAGCATCCTAGATACAATTAAGAAGGTTTTTACTAACATTGTAAATTTTATTCTCAATGTTTTTTCACCTCCTAAACTAGAAGAAGAAGATCCACTTATTCCCAAATTAAAGGAAAAGGGATATACTTATGATGGTGAGAAGGAGTGGTGGGTTCGTACTTGGACCACCAATACAGGCACCCCTATTGAAGAATCATGCCTTGAAGTTTATCAGAAAAATGATGATGAATGGAAGGTATTGATGATTGGTAATGAGGGTGATTTATTTTATGAAGAACCAGCTAGGTTAGGAGACTAATTGAAATTTTATTATGAGAAATGAATTTGTTTGGACTGAGAAATACCGTCCACAGACCATTGATGATTGTATCCTGCCTGAGAGTATTAAGAAGACATTTAAGGACTTCCTAAATAAGGGCGAAGTTCCCAATCTTTTACTTTCTGGACCACCTGGATGTGGTAAGACAACAGTTGCAAAAGCTTTGTGTAATGAATTAGGAGTTGATGTTTATGTTATTAACGGATCAGATGAGGGCCGATTCCTTGATACTGTCAGAAATAACGCGAAAAACTTCGCTTCTACCGTTTCCCTTTCGAGTGAGGCCAAACACAAAGTTATTATTATTGATGAGGCGGACAACACTACCCCTGATGTACAGCTTTGTTTACGAGCTTTTACGGAAGAGTTTGTGGGAAATTGTAGGTTTATCTTCACTTGCAACTACAAAAACAAAATCATCCAGCCCCTCCATTCACGTTGTGCGGTCATTGACTTTTCAATAAATGGAAAACAAAAACAAGAAATTGCCGCTCAATTCTTCACGAGACTTAACGGGATCTTGGACGAAGAGCGGATTCAAAGTGATAAGAAAGTCCTCGCAGAACTCATCAATAAGCACTTCCCCGATTGGAGAAGAGTCCTTAATGAGTGTCAAAGATATTCTGTTGGAGGAAAAATAGATTCTGGGATCCTCGCGACCTTTACCGATGTAAAGACTAATGATCTCTTCAAAAAACTCAAGGAAAAGAACTTTCCGGAAGTACGTAAATGGTGTGTCGATAACTTGGACAATGATCCTACTTTACTTCTGCGGAGTATTTACGATGGTTGTTATGGCGCCATGGACGGCCCTGGGATTGCTGCTGCTGTGCTCATTATTGCTAAGTATCAGTATCAAAGTGCATTCGTTGCAGATCAGGAGATAAATCTGTTAGCATGTTTAACAGAGATTATGGTAGAGTGTGAGTTCAAATGAATCAACGTGAAAAGTTAGACATACTTCGTTGGAGGACTAATCAAAAGTCTGAAAATATTGTTTTCTACTCATATAAGATGAGTGAACATGATCATATTAATGAACATGAATTCAAACGTCTTGATCATAGTATATCATCCCTAAGGGAATTTAATAATGAAATACCTGTTTATCTTTTTTGTGACAAGCCTAATCTTGTTCCCGATCATTTTAAGCCTGACTACTCTGTACGATTAAGGCCATTTACCCAAGGTTTTGATCATGAGATGTTAAGTGCTTGGTCAATTCATAGATGGTATAATCTTAAGTCTTTTTATAGGAAAAAGTGTAATATTTTATATCTTGATTCAGATACTCTTTTTTGTGGAGATGTTCAATATATCTTTGACACTTATTGTTATTATGATGTATATGGTAGGGAAGAGTTTGGATTTAGGTTTGATCCTAATACTGGTGGGGGTGTAAAGATAAGAGAACAATTAGATAGGGTTGATGAGGCGATATATGATTTGGGTGGAAAGTCTCAGGTTTATAAGTATTGTCTTGGTGTAGTCTTACTTAATAATGATGTTCATAATTATATAATTGATAAGTTGGAGGACTTGACTGAATTGATGGAACTCTTTAAGAAGAGTGAAATCTTTATGCCTATTCCAAATCCACGGATAGTTGATCAGTATGCAGTATGGACTATTTTTAGTCGTTTAGAGTTGATGGGTGGGTTGTTTGGTGTTCAAGATGTGACAATGGGTTATAAAGAGGAGAAACATAGAGAGTTCTTCAATCCTGTTGTGTTACACTATACTACTAAGGGGGAACAAGAATTTGCTAAATCGAAGGAGAAGTATAACAATCTTATTAGAGATGTGGATTCATTAGCTGATGATATTGATCCTTATCATACGGGATGATGATGGACCAATTAGATCAAATAGAATTAACAACTGTGGAAAGAAGTTTTGAGTATGAAAAAGTGTGTAGGGTGATAGACGATCTTACATTAGATGATGCTAGATTGATGGCTAAGTGTTATGCTAAACTTTATCTGGCTAATTTGGAGGTTTTGGGAGATGAATGAACCTAAAGATTTGTGGGAAGATATGGCTACTCTTAATTCTCTTTATGAGGAGTTATGTTGGGACCATGATGATGTGATAGAATTTGTTCCGGATTATAGCAATAATCGCATTATAATACGTAATAAAACTATGGAGGGTGACTAATGGAATTAAAAGATTGGTTGAACTCTATTAATTTTAATAAGGAGGATTTATCTCATGACATAAGGGATTATCCTCCTTACATTGTTAATAAATGTTTGTCAGGACATCTTGATTGTGTGTTGTTTGCTAATGAGATGAATAGATATCATTTCCTAGATAAGGACATGCAATATAATTTTTACCTAAATACTTTGAGGAAAAAGAAGAGATTTTCTCCCTGGATCCGAAAAGATAAAGTGTCAGACCTAGAGTATGTTAAACGTTATTATGGCTATAATAATGAGAATGCAACTCAAGCACTGAAAATTTTATCTAATGAACAAATTGAATTTATCAAACAAAAACTTGATACTGGTGGTAAAAAATGATTACTCCGCGCACTTCTGAACCTCAGGTTAGTTGGTCTCAAGACCAAATGGTAGAGGTCAAACTAAATGAACCTGATGACTTTCTTAAGGTAAGGGAAACACTAACAAGAATTGGTGTAGCATCCAGGAAAGAGAAGAAGCTTTATCAGTCCTGTCATATCTTGCATAAGCAAGGAAAGTATTATATCGTTCACTTTAAAGAACTTTTTGCGTTGGATGGTAAGTACGCAAATCTTACTGTGAATGATGTTCAAAGAAGAAATCGTATTACTCGTCTCTTAGCTGATTGGGGGTTGGTATCTGTAGTAAATGAAGATTCTATTCAGGATATAGCTCCCCTAAATCAAATCAAAGTGTTACCATATAAAGATAAAGGTGACTGGATGTTGGAACAGAAGTATAATATAGGTAAGAAAGGGAAGATGGAGGAAACCGCCTAATTTGAATAACCTTTATAATGGCATTAAGGAACGTCTCTTTTACACTTTAGGGAAACGTCCAGACAAAGCATCATTGCATGATTTCTATATGGCATTGAGTTATGCTGTAAGAGATCAGATGATGACTTATTGGTTAGATATGCCTGCCCCTTCAGATAAAGAAGTTGCATATCTATCAGCAGAGTTTTTAATAGGACCTCAACTTAACAATAATCTCATTAGTTTGGGGATTAGAAAGGAAGCGGAAGAAGCATTAAGAGAGTATGATCATACCCTAGAAGAGATTCTAAATGTAGCAGAAGAACCTGGACTAGGTAATGGGGGTCTGGGAAGA